GATCTAATCTATCCTACCAAGATCTTTTGAGAAGACTTTATGGATTCTCATTTGTCAAGACAATAAATACACTTGATACAAAGTTAATGTTAAAAGATTCAGCCAATGTCGAAGGATTTTGTGCTGGGTTTATTGGTGAAGAATCAGAATCATTGGGTAAATGTATCTACTCATATATAGATGTAATAAATTCAGATAATGAGGTATATGTTCCCACTTCTGGAATCATCTCATATAAGTTGTATAACCTCCAAATAACATTTACATCTATCAACGATTTTAGCCCACTCACATATACCTATACCAATCTATATACACCATGAATCTATCAGTTTGGGATAGTATACAATCAAGAAAAAATAATCCCTCCCTTTCTTCAGCTCATATTATCTTAGAGTTTGATAGAACAAAAAAGCAAAAAATATTTGCTCATAAGTTAGGGAATATTGTTTTTGAATCAAAAGATATTAACTCTCCTAGAGATAGAGTAATTTCGGTTCAAAGTGGCAATTTAACTCTTGATGGATTTGTATATAAAAACATTGGACATACGTATTCCAATACCGAGGTAATTTCAGAAGATCCAACTCTTGGTGGATTTCCTATCTACGCCCATGGGCATCCGCTTGGTGGCACAGAACATGGTGGAATGGAGAGTTGCTCCAGAATAGGATTGATATGTAAAGACGGTGAAGGAGAAGATACTCTTTGTAATCCTGGTAAATGTATTATTGGAAAACTAAGTTATGTAAGAAATAAGAAGTGGAAATATCAGTCAAGTAATACATATAATTCTAATGCTCCTTTGATATATTATTTAAACGTAGAAAAAGAAGTATCACTTCATTCTGTACTTAGAGGTAAAGCAATAACCTTCACTGAATCCGGTCCATTAACATTAGATATCGATGCTCCGGCTTCTAAGTATTCAAAAATTTACCTCCCTCCAAAATATTATTTTTCAGAAGATTTTATAGATCAGGCAATAAGAGTGATTGATGAGAGATTAGATGCGATAAATAATCCTCCTAAGACAAATGTAATAGGTCTTGAAAACAGAAGAGATAGATTTATTTCGTCGTTCATGACTCTCCTTTATCCACAGAAGTCGGACGGGTACATTTCTTTAGTTCTTTATGAAGATGGGGTTAGAGAAGAAGTTAAAGGTGAGATGTTACAGGTATTCTCCACATTACCTACTGAGTGGTATGAGCAATGCGCTTTAATTATTGAGGAAGAATATCTCTATAAAGAAGTAAGAGTCCATGATAATTTTAAGTTCATTATTACCGTATATAACCGAGTAAAAGAACTTTTTAATAATATAATCCAGGTAACAAAAAGTTCTCTAAAGAGAGGAGTACTTGAGTACTCTAAGAATGATATAGCGCGTCCAGTATACTCTAGATTGCCAGGTATTTCCGAGGCATATCGCTCTGATCCATTATTCTCTGAAAATGAATCCCCAGCTCAATGGTTAACAAGTGGGGTGGATGAGTTTCTTTCCTCAAAGAAAGACCAAATTGCATCTTTCTATCAGAACTATCTCGATCTTGAGACATGTTCTCCGCTGGTTCTTGATTGGCTCGCGCAACATGTAGGTCTATTTGGGGATCTATGGGATGGTAGATGGGAAAGAAAGATCAAAGTAGCGATGATCGAAAATGCTTTCGGATGGTATGATCGTGAAAAAACATTTACCCTCCCAGGTGTTGGTGAGATAAAAACTCCCAAAGGCGAAGCGCTTAATAAATTCCCCTTTATATCGAGTCAATTATGGACGACATATCCCTCCCAAGATAATAGTAATAAAATTAAATTTGATGAGGTGAGTTCTCTTACTTATAATTCAAATGTATTAGCATCCGAATATTTATACAAAGAAAAAGCATATAATAGTACTTCTAAGATACTATCACTATCTCCAACAAATTCCATAAAAATTTATGATGGTAAATGGAATGGTCTTATGGAATCGAAAGGAAGTGTGTTATCATTTGCTTTCTTATCTTCAATATTCGATCTTAAAGCCCATACAGAGGAAGAGGTTGAAATAAAAAATACATCAATTTTAACAAAAGAGGATGGAACTACCTCAGAGGTATTAGTTAGAAGGCCAAAGAATGGTCTTAGAAATGTTGAAATTGATGCTCCTCCCTTATGGCCATATAAGTCAGAAATTCTACAGGTAGGTGGAGAATCTGATCTTGCTATTAACAACTATTCAAATCAAATAGTGGCTGGAGTATCTAGAGTTACTTCAGTTGAAGATAGTAAGAATGTATTTTTTAGAGTTCCATACTACTATAATAGAGACGGTAAGTCTTGGGATAGAGTGAATTATATCTCTAAGAATTGGTTACCAGATAACCTAAATAAACATATTCAATATGCATATCTTTCTGCAGATCTATGGGCAGTTGGAGACGGTTTTTTTGAGCCAGAGATTGTAGAAGAGGACTAATACATGGGATTTTTTGACGACCTACAGACAATGAAAGAACTTAGCCTCCGCACCTCGGAGGCTATAGGCGGACCCTTTGGAGATCCATTTAATGAGATTGGGACTATTGTCTCTGTGTCAGATCCTAAAAGACTTGGGAGGGTTAAGGTACTTTACTCGGGGATTACAAGTGACTGGGTGTATGTACAAGGTAGTCATAAGGGCCAACTAAGTTCGCAATATATCGGTGCTCCTTGCCTCCTTTCCAAAGCCGGAGGTAATACTAACGACGCATTTGTAAGTCAGATATTTAATAAAGATCCTAGAGGGAGTGGTGTAGGTACGCCTATCCAACTCACAGTACTTGGTGAGCAAATGGAGGCAGGAAGTATTGCCTCCGATCCCGGTATGAGATGCAATGAAGATAATGCTGGACGGATGTATCTCCTTGAGAATGAGGTAAATCAAGATGTTATTATTTGCCTCAGAAGAAATAATACCCAAGAAGGTGGGGATCCGGTCTATGCATGGAAATCCCTTACCCATGGCAAACTAGTTGAGAAGGGATTTGATCCTGGAGTGGTGGAATCGCAGATAAATACCAATCTTTCTAAGAAGTCTGGAATGCCTAAATGCTCTCAGGCACTTGAGGGGGAGATAAGAGAGTTTGCGGAGGATCGGAAGTTTCGCTCGACGATGCTAATGTGCCGTAGGGATGAGAATGGTGATTTCTCATGGAGCCCAGTATCTTCACCTCCGTTAGTATTCCGAACTACACTCCCTTCTTGCACTGAGAAGAATCATGGGATGGAGGCAATCATAGACCCCGGTGATAACTCTGAGCTGGCGATTTGTCTCCGCTACCAAGGCCAGATGAAATGGGTCCATCCCGGTACTCGGAGACCAGTACAATTCTATCCGGGTGAAAAGCCAATGTCCAGAAAGGACTTCTTGGCTTCTAAAAAACCCATGGAGGCCCTAGCTCAAAATGCATCACCTTCCTCCCAAGATTTTGTTGGTAAAGCAGGTAAAGAAATCTTAAAGGCTGCCGGAAATGCAGTGGCACCTATTGCTTCAGATCCGGCCCTGAAGGAAGCAATGATCGCAGCAAATGCTCTTCCAGGGCAATTTAACGGGGCGGATATGCTTAGCAACCTTGCAAAGATTGCGATTGCAAACAATTCTAATCAATCCATTGCTGCATTAACTTCACAGATAACCAATGCCATAAATAGGGGTGGTGTTATTGATGATGAGTTGGTAGCGATTCTTCGCACTGCTGGAGGAGCAGGGGATGTGCTGGCTAGGGGTATACGAAATAATACTCTTGACTCTGCTCTGCAAATCATAGGCAAGAACTCTCTCAATCAGGCATTCAATGGCCTACCTTCTCAGGTGGCCGGAGTATATTCAGCATATATGGCTGGTGGAGCATTGGGTGCTATTGATAGTGCTGCGATGCTTGGTCTCTCCCAGCTCCCTCCAGAGGTAGCACAATTCGTATCCCCTGTATGGGACATTGGTAAAGATATTCTAAATGGTCAACCTCTCTCCATCAATAATATTATCGGTAGTGCCGTTGGGGCATTGGATCAATCCCTACCAGATTCTATTAATCAGATTATCTCTACAGCAGGAGGGATCGGTGGTCTTACTGACTTGGTTTCTGGGGATATTCTAGGGAAACTTTCTGGTGGGGATTTTGGTGAAATTGCTCAGATGGCCGCTAATTTTGCTAACCTACCAGGCATTCCTAGTCTTGGCGGGTTACAGGGTGTACCACAATTGGCTACCTCAGCGCTCCAGTTAGTTGGGTTAGGTGGGCAATTCACCTCATTCTTAGGACCTGCAGGTTTAGGCCTAAGCGCATTTTCTGCTCTTACTGGTATTAACCCGGTCTCATCTATCCTTGGCGGGATACCCGGCCTTGGGGGACTATTCGGTGGGGGCGGATTGGATTGCCCATGTGACCCTAAATGTAGAAAGACAGAACATGGGGTAGATTCTGATGGGAATAGACTCCTTGACCCCTGTGGCAATGTACTTAAGAGTGGGCATAGTTCCTATTCACCTAGTGGGAATCCAGTAGATAATAATAATAACCCAATCACTGACTTTCTTCCTACTCAGATTGGTGAGGAATTATGCGTTAAGAATCCTTTTGATCTAACAAAAATCCTTAAGGCTGTTAGTAGGTTGAAAGACCTTGCTGATAGAATGGAGGGTGCAAAGAATGCTGACTTCCCAGAGCTTTTCTCAGAACTTATTTATTCGTTAGAGGCTATTGAAAAGGCTCTTAAGCAAGCAGATAATAATATCTCTAAGGTGGAGTCTATTGAGAGAAAGTTAATTGATGCTCAATATCGTACAATGAGAAAATTTTTCTCATCTAACTTCTCTTATTTTCCTCTAGCCCTAAAAGATATGACAGAGCACGCTAGGGCGATTATGGACCTTTATCAGTATGTTAAACGTTTAGACGGAACTAAAGATGGTCCAAGAATTGGAGTTGCAAAGACACCAGCCCTTGTACTTACAAACAAAAATATCAAACAAATTCCCAAGTTAAGTAAAAAATCTCGAACTGAAGCAACATTAACAATTAATAAAGCCCTCAAACCTGCTCATAAGGAATGGAAGCAACTCTCCCCTGGAGAAGGCCTCCTTGAGGCAGCGGATATTGTCCTTGGACTCTTCAATCCTGATGTTCCAATTAATTTCGATGGATGTAAGACAACCAATAACAAAGATAAAGTGCTTAAAGACTCTTTAGAGTCTAAGATAAATTCACCAGAGCCACCAGAACCTTCATCTCTATTAGGTAATTCATTGCCCACAAAGTATTTTGATCTGCCACCTGACCAACAACAAATCTCATCTCTCTTAGACCAGATAAATTATGAACAAGGTAGAAGCCGCGAAGGAAAGGCAGATTGTTAAAGAGATGGAAGGGAATATTTCTTCCCTTTCACCTTCAGACAAACAAGAACTCCTTCGACTTAAATGTCGAACAGACTTCTTAACATATGCTCGATTTATAACATCAGAAGTTCCTATTGCTGGAAAGTTTCAACCATTCCATGTCCATGAGGTAATCGGTAACTTTCTACAAAAGATTGGAGACGGAGACAAAGATTATAAGCAAAGTGCTATCTCCCTACCTCCGAGAACAGGGAAGTCTTTGCTTATCTCCAAGGTTTTTCCATCATGGCAAATGGGTCGGAGCCCCACTGCCCAATTTATCATGAGCTCTTATGCGCTCCAACTCACCAACGAAAACTCTAGAGCAGTGATTGAGTATATCTCCCATGAGAGTTTTGCATGGCTCTTTCCTGAATGCGAGGTAGATAGAGATAAATCTAATTTAAGTGCCATCCGAAACAACAATGGTGGTCTGATTAAGATGGCATCGGCTGGGGGTAACGTTACCGGATTTGGTTTTGGCGTAATTGATGACAGTGAACTCCCTGGAGTTGGGATTCTAGATGACCTTCTCGCTGATGGTAACTCACCCACGGTCATGGAGAGTACATTTGCTTGGACCCAGGCTCAGTTCTTAACCCGTGGTCTTCCTAACCATGGAATCATTTCCATGGGAACTCGCTTTCATGTAGATGATGTGATTGGTAGATTGCTTAAGGCTGACCCCGAAGGCTGGAAGGAGCTTAATGTACCTGCTCTATGTACAGATGAAGAGAACGATGTTCTCGGGAGAAGATTGGGTGAGTCTCATTGGCCTCAGTTTTTTCCTGTGGAGAACCTTGAGGCGATCAAGAAATCAATCGGCGATAGAGACTTTAATTCCTTATACCAAGGCAGACCAGCCGGTGAGCAGGGTGCAATCTTTAAAGAACATTGGTTTGGGTATCATTCAAAGAATAAGAGTAAATATTCCTACATCTATGCCACTATCGACACGGCCTATAAGGCCGATAGGATGAATGATTATACTGCAATTTGTATCTGGGGATATGACAAACGTGAAAGTAAACTTCATCTCATTCATTATATCCTCGATCGAATGGAGTTCCCAGATCTTGAGAAGATCTTCCCCCAACTTGTTAAAACTTGGAAACTAAGATGTGTATATATTGAGGGTAGAGCCCAAGGAGTCCCTTTGATTCAAACTCTAAAGAGAACCATTAATATCTCGATTAAAGAATTAGTACCTAATAAAGACAAGGTACTTAGGGCAAACGCAATTGCCCCGCTTGTAGAGGATGGGATCGTCTCTCTTTACGAGAACCTACCCTCATTGGCGGAAAGAACAGCGGAATTAACCTCTTTCCCATTTATCAAAAACGACGACTTTGTAGACGCTTTCGTGTATGGAGTGACCGTTTATCGAGATGAGATTATGGGTGGTAGAACCGTCCATGGAGGGGACAGAAAGGAATTACCGCGCCTAGTCCATGACCCATTCTACCGAGGTGGATCTAGAAGACTTTCTAGTGAAGTGGGTAAAGTCAATACTACCATGGGAAGTAGCAAAGGATCCGCTACAAAATATCTTTAATGGTATAATACATAACGTATTACCTGCAGGAATACTTATCATTATGACAGATCAACAATTTAAATATAGAGTTGTATTTTTTCACCAGCCAGGTTGCGCGGCATGCAATGCTATGAAACCTGTATGGGCAGAAACGGCTAACGTAATCGCTGAAGAGTACCCACATTATTCGGTGGGATTTGGGGAATGGGACGTAACATCAGATAACTGGGCATTTTGTGACCAGATTGAATGCGATGGTACTCCGAACTTTGCTGTTTTTGATCGTGATGCTCAACTCTTAGGATTAAACATAGACGGTATTTTAGCTCAGTCTCAACTCAAAGATTTTATCATAGGAGCCATCGAAAAAGCATGACTGTAGAACAAGATAAGCAATCACGTCGTAAATCACGTAGGCAAAAATCAGAACGAGATGAGCAAATCATCTCCCAAATGTGGAAGGCCTCGCAGGTAGCGAAAAAAATCTCAAGTTTTACAGGGCTTCCTTATGAAGAACTTAGAGACGCCGCCCTTGAGTATATTGTAAAAATCTATGACTCTTGGGATCAGAGTAAAGGTGCAAATTTTTCTACCTGGGTGAATAGATGTTTACAGTTTCATATGCTAAATTATCTCAGAGATAATTCTAGATTGGTAAAGATCCCCAGATCATATTCCGATCTTTATTTAAAGATTAGGAAATATACAACTACTGATCCAGACATTACCGATGAGCAGATCGCCGAAAAAATCCAGGTATCTGTTAAAAAAATCCGTGCAGTACGTCAAGCATTTGCAATGAGTTTTTCCCAGGTTACTGAATACTCGAACATCATTGAACCAGAGTATGAATCAGAGATGACAATGGGGGACTTTATGATGAGCCATCGTGACCTTCTCCATAAAATCACTGATCTAGACCCAGTTGATGAAACTTTTCTTACTGACTATTTAGTTAAAAAACGTTCTGTATCTACCTTGGTTAGAAAGAATCCTCATCTTAAAAATGCTGATGATATCAAGAAATATTCAGAACAACTTATCGAATTTATACTATGCGACGCGTCATATCCATCCAAGGAAACGAATACACGAAGGGAGGGTTCGAAAAAAAGTGGACAGAAGTTGTCTATGGAACAGAATCTAACTACTTTGTAAAAGGAACAGATAAGGATTTCCTTGATGAGGTTATTGATCTGATTCCTAAATGGAAGGCGATTAAAGATCGTGGCGAGGTAAAGTACAAGATACGCAATAAGAAGTTTCAAGGTAAGGCCGTCAGAGGAATTGTGATGATTACCTCTAGGTCTAAGAGGGAAATTTGGCTGGGGAAAGGTAAAGTCACTGATGAACTTTTCCCTAGGGCAATAGCTATCCCCGAATATAAGCAAAATAAAAAAGAGGCACTTATAGCGATGAGACAAATCATCGAGCCTCAAATTAAAACATTTAGACTCAGTGTAAATCGCCAACTCAAAAGAAAACCATTAAAATGCGCGATGAGTGGTGAATTCATTAACTCAGGTGAGTTCCATATCGACCACACCTATCCATTTAAAAACTTAGTCGAAGAATGGTGTAGGGAAGAAAAGATAGATTTGGAACGGATTGATGTACATTGTAGAGGAACTAAATGTTACTTTAAAGACACAACCCTTGCTGAGAGTTGGTTTGATTATCACGCAATGAATGCTCAACTTCAAGCCTTAAGTGCTAAGGCTAATTTAGCCAAAGGTGCTAAGTATTATGGTTAGGTTATTTTTTCTTTTTCTTCTTAGGACTAGATTTACCTTTTGGTGGTTTATTTGATATTTTTTGAGGTGGTTTGAATCCCTGTCCAGAAAATTTTAACAGAGCAATATCCGAAGATAGATCCAAGTCTTCAAAAGTTAATTCAAAAATCTCCTTAGCAGCATTTGCCAACATATCCTCCAGACCTTGAGTTGTCTTCTCGCTAGACAACCAAGGTTTTCTTTTATCTACTGGGGCAGCATATCCCATCTTATTCGCAACTTCATAAACCCCTTGTGACTTCTTGCCGACATAATGCCCCGCGTAAAGTCTCCCGGTGATAATATTAATTCCCTCTTCCCCATATCGTTTTTTTAAGAATTGTATCACAGCCCCGTCTGGATTTTGATTATCTAAATAACTCTCAAGTTCATTTACTGCTGACTGTGCCTTATTAATAAAAGCCTGTCCTGGCTTCCCTTCAAAACTAATCTCAACATTAGCAGATTCGAGGGCCTGGATATATTGGGTGAAGTTATGTTCTGCTTCCTTGGTGTATTGGGCAGTGACTTTAGCAAGTAGGTCTTTACGTAATGCTTCCTTTTGAGATTTTATGATTTGAGATTTTGCGGTCTCAAGAAGTTCCTTTTTAGCCGAGTTTAATACCGCGGCCATTATCCCACTTGCAATTACCTTTGGTATCATCTCGAACAGTTAAAACTAGGGAAGATTTGTTCGGCTATTTTAATACGTTCTTCGATACGTGGGACTCCAGCTCTTTCAAAGACTCGTTCAAATTGTCTGGTAGCTTCGGCAAGAGTAGAGGCTCCGTTCACTGCTGGGATTGTAGCAGACTCTGATCCCTTAAGTTCTTTTACAAAATATCCCATTTGTACATCAAAGTTATCTGGACTTCCACCCACACTATTAGCATAAGCAATAAGCCCAGGTCTTCTAGAGTTCCATTGGAAAATACCCCAGGCATCTCCGTTATCTCCGCGGGCTTTAGGATCTAGGCGAGATTCCCAGATTGCATTTGCAACCACTCCAGCAAGACCAATATTGGTCCTAATACCACCAGCATATGCTGCGTTAATAATCTTATTTACTTTACTTTGGTCGTAAGAAGTACCAGTATATTGACATTTACCCACAGGGAATCCTGTCTGAGAACCAGCCCCGGCACCTGAGCCAGGATCAGTGGTTGTTCCTTCACCACTACCAAATTGCTTATAGAACTCTTGGGCTTCTTTGCATAACTCTTTGCATGAGTTAGTCAATTCTCCGGTATCAGATTTCTTAATCGGAAAACATAAGTCCCCTATTGAGCGGATATATCCATAGTAGTCTTTGGTTATTTCAAATTCTCCTGCGCTTTGCTGCCCTTGGAGATACTCTGGGAAGGTAGGTGCGGAAATTATACTATTACCCCAAGGACTAGATGCCTCAACATTCACCCTAAGATCCCCTTGTCTCCAGACAAATTCAACCTCATTAACAAACCAATTCCTAAATCGACTTGGTAACCATACGCCTGGATCGGTTGAAGGGTCTTCGCCCCTAGGCCCACCATTCTCCACCCATTTATCATAGTCTGTGATAAAAGACAAGATGGTTCTACCAGGAGTGATCCGCAGGGCCCTAGGTACGCCTTTAAATGATGTTTCTACAGTGAGGGCTTTATTTGATGCTGCTGTGGAGATGGTTGGACTTACATTACCGGCAGAGTCGGAACTTGTAAGACCGGGGAGGTTGGAAGGAATACTTTTATCTTGTAAATGGGCTAAAAGCATATTGCCTTCTGGCGTAGAAATTAAAACATTATTTCCAAATCCACCACTATATCCTTCTTGCTTATTAAGACCACCCGCGCCTCCTTGGATATATAACGGAGTACCTAAATCTGCTTCTATATCAACCCCATTATGGTTCGGTCTACTTGCAGAACGATACGTAGAACTTACTTGAGGATTGCCTCCGCCGAATCTAACATATTTAAATACTTGAGCAGCTGTAATGGGTCTTTTATCTTCCCATTCTGCATGGAGGTGCGGACCCGTTGATCTACCAGTGCTACCAACTCGACCGATTAAATTATCCCCATTAGCAGTCGATGGTGGATTAGATTGTTGATTAGGGGATGAAGGAGCGTTTTTATCTTGGAAGTCAGCAGCGGTCTCTGCCGGAGAAGCCCAATTCCAAACAAGTTGTGGGTCAATTGTTACAAAATCTGTCCCATGGCCAAGGATATAAAATCTTACCAACTCTTTTTTATCGGAGGTAGATGAGCCAATTTGCTGAGACACCTTCACCTCATCGCCATTCTTAACCTTTACCTCAGAAAGATTGGTGGATTCTTGGAAGATGTAACGCCCAAAGCATTTTTCCGAGGCATCCTCTTTGCAAATTTGTAACCAGAACTCTGTCTTTATGACAACCTTCCCCTCATCCCCAGAGGCACTTTGCACCTTGCCTGGGAGATAGGAGATTGACTTCGTGCCACTAGGCGCTATGCCATATAGATTTGTTTGGGTATATTTTTTATTTTCTACTGTAGGTCCTACACCCTTCCATCCGTACCCAGTCGATAATGGACCTTGGCATCTCTTTTCGCAGGGTTCGAAAAGTCCTTGGAAGGTGACTTTGTTTACATTCTGGAGGGCCTTGATTCTTTTTTGTTTTATGACCTCTTTGAGGGAGTATTTATCAGCGGAGAAACTTGCAGAGACATATGGATCGGCCTCATTAATTGTTGCTCCTGTCTGTGAATTTCTTTGTGCAAAAGTGGTAGGAGGCTCACCATTAATCTCATAGCTTTCATAGAGCCCTTTACCGAGATAAAATACCGTGCAACTCTGAGTAATTTCACCACGAGAGCAAACGCTCACCCTATTACCATATTCCTTGACAGGGAGAGATAGCATCGATCCACCCGTAGCTCCAATGAGCTTTTTCATTGCCTCGTCTGGAGTTACGCCTTTGTATATAATTGAGCGTGGGAGGATGTATGGCTTAGATTGGGATTCGGTAGGAGGGACACAGAAACTTGCTTTATATCCGCTCTCTTCGGCGATCTTTTTTAACGCCTCTTCAACTGTCATCCCCTCATCAAACTTAACATTGATAAGATTTTGGTTGAAGACTAGAGCTTTTGGTTCTACACCCGCAAGAGTAACCGAGGGAAAATTTGCGCCATGAGACACTGATATCCTATTCACTCTGAAGTAATAATCTGTACCAAAAGACGTTCCTCCCACCTCATACCAGAAAGATATGACAAGATGGGCCAGAGTGTCCGTCAATGGCCTTGATGTCCCATCGGAGTTAATTAGTTCTCTGTCATCGATGGACGCGTAAGGAAAGCACTTGTCTCTTATTGGATCTTGGCCTTCTTCACAGGGACGAAGCAAAATATTGTTTGTTTGAGCGGTATTTGATGCCGAGTACATCGATGCTGCATCAAATAACGCAGGCCAAGCCGCCCCGGTCAGATAAGGATCTGAAAGGGTGACCTGGCAAGTTGACTGACTAATTCCAGAGGTATATGCGCTAGCCGACTCACCACCTTGGGAGTTCATTGAGGAAAATGTGTTATTCCATTTAAGTTTAACACTTAGATCTTGAATTTGTCTTTCCTCAAAGACAATAAGCCTCTCTGATTTGAAAGGCTTATATGCTACTCTAGTTCGGCAACGATAGAGACTAGACACATCTTACCTGGGATCAAGATACAGAGGTTACAATAGCCATTGCAAGCGTATCGCCATTATCCGCTCCGGCAGATGTGATTGAAACAATCTGATCAACTTTGAATCCGGCTCCGCCATTAGTAATAGCATCGATTGTGATTACTTCACCAGTAGCAATAGACACTGTTCCCGCACCGGCAGTATAACCAGCGGGGTTGGTGGATTCAGTAGAATTGAATGCTACGGTAATCTCGCCATCTGCCGTTCCGTCCAGAGTATCAGTGTATCCACTTCCTCCATCAAGAAGCTCAAGAGTCACAATTGTTCCCACAGGGGCCTGAGGAGCAGGGACTACTTCAGCAATGATCGAAGAGATGGTCTCAGCGAGGTTGAAGGTGGCTACCATGAAATGGAAATCACCATCGCCTGTAATACCAACATAACGAGTGATGTTAACTAATTGGTCGTTGAGTGCAGTTTTATCAGCAGCAGGGACGTTTGCATTGGCTGCAAGAGCGCCTACAACAAGTTCTAGGGTCGCATAGGCAAACTTCTTGGCCTCAAAACCCATGCTAGGGCCACAAGCCACGAAGGCATTTTTAGCAGTAGTACGAGCAGTAGGAGTATTTGATCCTGCGCTATACGAAGATACGAGACTCGAACCGATAGCTTCGGTTAGAAACTCTTGAAAGGAGATTTTATATTCAAACTCCATGCCGATCTTACGGTGAAGACCGGTGTTAAATACGGTTGCCATAGGGGTAATAGTTCCTATATCTATTCAATAATCTTTAAACTACGTCGGCCAAAGAGAAAGACTTGTCAGGCGGGGAGAGAATAGTGATGTCAGAAAGAAGAGAACGGTATGTGAGATAGTCTTTCATATATTCATAGTATTCCTCATGCTCTTTTTCTCGGGCTTGAAGTTGCATATTCATAAAGTAATCAGAGCAACCAGGATATAACTCATTGATCTCGATGATGTGCAATGGGAGGCTCCATTCCCAGTCCCTTTCAATCAAAAATACTTTGATCAGTGAGCTATAAGAGGCGAAGAATGATTCTGCGCTATTGGCCCATTCTTCAGAGATATCGATGTGACGTCGGAATTTCTCATAAAAACAAACTTCGGAAAATCCACGATCACAGAGAACAACCTGGGCTTTTTCTTCCAATGCTGCTTGGAAGGGATCAAGGTATTGTTGAATGGGGCTATGATGGTGTGGCTGAGGACCAGAGAAATGGAGAGAACGGACACAGATATCCTTTTCTACAAGATCTTTATATGTGTTTTCTACAGTAGTGGATTTTCCGACTCGATCTGCTCCAAGGACCACGATTGTTTTAGGATAAGAGGGCATTGGTTTCTCGATATATTCCTTAGTATTCTATCATAGAAATATACGTGCGTTGACAGTAACAGTTAAAAAGTTACTGTTACTTTTGACTAGAGCAAAAAACTCTGGAGTTTAAAGGTTAATATAACTAGAAACCCGAGTAGGAATATGCCTGCAACGCCACAACCTCCTTATCATCGTTGGGGAGTTAGATTTACTTCAGATGCTACTCATGATGAGGCGTATCTTCAAGATGAACATGACAATGACTCCTCAAGCCTCTACAGAGGAGAGTTGTTCCTCAACGAGGTACTTGATGAAGTTTATTATGCAGATAGCACGGGGGTAGTAAGAAGATTCGGTGATAGATCAACCATTCCTGTCGCCTTTAACCGTATTAATTTTACAGGTCTAAGAGAATTTGCAGATGACACAGCGGCCGCAGCAGCAACTATACCGGTTCCTATTGGCGGACTTTATAGAACTGGTAGCGTTCTTAAAGTAAGAGTTGTCTGATAAGTTTAAAGATTGTCAGGATACGAAGACATTCTATGTCCCCTAAGACATACAGATCATGAGACTCAATGGAGATATTTATCTCCTTGGGTCTTTTTTCGTATCAGAAGATTTACAATCTCCTCATGGCAAGAAAATCCTCTCGACGTCAAAGAATCACCGAAGGTGAAATGATCCAGGCCTCTAATCCTAAATTTGAAGATCATAAGCCTTTATTGCCTATGAATCCTTCGCAGGTTGATGCAATGAGATACCTTAAGACAAAAACTCTCACCATCCTCACCGGACCACCAGGCACAGCAAAGACACTACTTTCAATCCATGCTGCATGCGAAAAACTTCAAAAACGTGAGATCGAGAAGATTTATTACGTAAAACCCATTGTATCCACTCCAGGTGAGCAAGGTCTCGGCTTCCTTCCAGGTAATCTTGAAGAGAAGATCGCGCCTCATATCATGCCGATTCGCGACTCCTTGGCGGTATTTATGCAAAAAGGTAAAGCCGACTATCTTATTGAGAAAAAGATTATTGAGTTTTTACCTATTGAGCACCTTCGTGGACGGTCTCTACATCGTTGCATGATCATTGCGGACGAGATGCAAAATGCCACTACCCATTCCGTAATGACAATCCTTACCCGACTTGGTGATAATTCGTCTATCGCTTTGCTTGGTGACGTAGTTCAACGTGACCTTGCTAACCGCTACGGCCATGATGGACTTTCAGACGCCCTCCGCAGACTTGGTTCTAATCAATCTGTTGGCCATGTTAACTTTGGCTATAATGAGATTGTTCGTTCTGACTTCGTCAAGTCTGTCATCCGCGCGTACTCTGATCTATATTCCCCGACTTGAGGGGTTTAAAGTATCTTTATAGATACTGCATAGTGCCCCATTATGGCAACCAGAATAGACAAAAAGGTCTCCCAGAATTTAGATATTGCTAATAACTACTCGGCTCTACAATCTTTCCTACTTCGTAGGGCCGGTAGGAAACTTAATGATATTAATTATGTGGGTCTTCTGAGGAATAATGCCTTAGGAGACCTGGATGATCCTGGTGAGGCCCTTACAAATGTCTTAGAGTATGTTACAAGAGTCGATGATGCGAATGAGATCTCTATTTATGGCACATATAAGCCAGAAGATTTTGAAATAACTAGAGACTTTGTAAGCAATGAAATTACATCCTCCTTCCTAACACCCCTCTCTGGGATTAGTATCGCCGGTGGAATTGCAGGTGCTACTGTATCAACTAATCCTAGAATTAGGGTAGAGGATAGAATAGATCAAATTAATTCCTTTACTGGCAAAGGGACCTTAGATGGACTTCATGCAGGACCTACCGCGCTATTCTATCGTGCAACACCAGGCACTGATCAAGAATTTGGTACTTTTAAGTTCACTTCTTTTAATGAGAATACCGGGGTTGTTACTTTAAATCAACTTAGTATCTTACCTCAACAACAAGATTCTTTTGATGAGCAAATTAATACTCCTAATACTCTTGTATGGACATTAAAATCTTACGTAAATCCGTCAACAGGGCGAGAAATCTCTTTAGTTGGCACAGATATAACAATCAAGAGTGAGGTAACTGGATCGAGTATTGTAAATAGTGAGGTTGTATATACTAGAGCATATTTAGCTAATGACGAAAATTCTCTTAATAAATTAAAAGAACTTAAAGCAATTATTGGTTCTCAATTTGTTAATACTGTATATACTTTCTCAAGAGCATATTCTGTCCTAAACCCACCACTTTGGTTCCTAGAGTCTCCTAACGATTCTGGAAATAATGTTTCTTATAGCGCGGATGACATAAACCCAGTAACATCTCTATCTTTATTAGAATTTAGGCAGGGTGGTTTTAAACTTTATTCTGAAAAGGAATATTTTAACTCAGGATCCTATATAGAAACTCGGATACCAGTTGTCGATAGATACGTATATGACGGAAATAACATAGTCAAAGACTCTAACATGAGGTTCTCAAGACCTCCAAGAGTGCTAAGAGATAATCAAGATAACTGGGGAGTTAGATGGGACGGATTTTTACGTCTTGATAATGATAGCGTAGATAAGAAATATATTTTTGAAGTTGAAACAAATACTTCTTTAAAAATCGATATTATTAATGGAGGCACAAATTCAGTACCAGTATGGACTGAAGTATTTAACTCTTCCGATGAAAATAAGAACGCAAAATTCATTCAAGAGGGAGATAGATATATCTCAGGTGTGAGTTTTAACTTGGATAATCTTCCAAGTAGATTTATATATCAAACAAATACATCTGGTTCAACAGGGTATAGATACGTTCCCATCTCCATTAGAATGTGGAATGGCGGGGCAGATAAAGCTGATAGTGAATTAGAAGTTCCTACAGAACCTAATATTTTCATTAAGTATGGGGTATCAGAAACAACTCCTAATATCACTGATAAATTCTACTCTGGAGAACTTGATGTTACAATCTCAGAAGTATCTCCTAATACTATTGTTACTCCAGACTCAGAAGCAACTATTGACATAGAGGCTATTCTTTTAGATAGCACTTCTTCAGTCAGATATCAGTTAGTTGCATTTGATCAGCAAATTACAAGGGTTATTGGAGAGGATAATAATGGTAATCCTATACAAGAAACAGTTACAATTACAGTCCCTTTAAATACTCCTCAAGATGTTAGGCTAAGTCTAGTATCCAATGTAATCTATCTTATTGACGGAAGTGGTAATCCCTTGGCTCCAGTAAATGGACCAGGTAACTACGTACTTCAAATAGTTCCCAACAGAGATAATTACTCACGATATACTCTTTGGAGCTCTACCATTGTATCTCCTAAGGATGATTATAATGGCTATGACGATCTCATTAATATAAATTTCGAACCGAGTATCTATAAATACGAGTTTGATGCACGCCCGCAATGGTGGAAGGTTAGTGAAGGAAATAGATATCTCTATGATCAACCTATCTCTAAGACTAATGATCCTATCGATGGATTTGTTAATAATAGCTTTAAGAGCGTTCTTAAATCTAATGCTGATGGAATAGGACTCTACGGAAATGGTCTAAATCCTGCAACATATACCTCCAGACCAAACCTTATCTTAGGTGAGGCAAAATATCCCACCAGTGCCTCATCGTCGAACTATATAGGCATGAGACTAATGCCTAATTTGTTAGGTGAGGGAGGCATAGTTAAATTTACTGGTATTCCGGTTAATAATGCCCTGTTTAATTCTGTTGATGCTCTTGGAGCAAATGATCTTGGTGGTAGTCCAAATCATCAGACAATTGCTGCTGGGAATGTAACAGAGCGTATTGCAAGGATGTATTGGAAAGGAACGCAGGGGTCCCCACGTTTTTATCTTCACGCGGATTTGACAATAGTCACTGTTTCAGATAACCCAACTACATACGGGTTACCTGCCTTTGCAAGTGAGAGCGACTGGAATAAACCTATTATTGTCAATGCAATTGCTAATGCGGATGATTTGGCATTCACTACAAATGTCCAAGGATTTGTTGCTCCTTTAGTTCTAAGCGTAGAAAGAGTTAAATACAACACATCAACAGAAACATTCTTGGCTGATGATGGGGTGCTAGGAACTAATGAGATTTGGTTATTAGCTTTTGGAACACCATTTGAACCAGCACGGACTTCATTAGACACAAAGTTTGTTAAGTTCTTTTTAGAGGCAGATATAGCATTCCAATTCGCCAAAGTAGATACTGGAGAGTCGATTAGTTTCTCTGATACATTAAAGGTAACATACCAATCCGGCAACTTTGTATCTTCTCAGAGTGAGATTCCTAAAGTCCCTGCGGAAAGAGTCACTCCTTTTGGATACGACCAACCTACAAACTATACCAATGGAATCTGCTATCCTCCTTATGTGATATCTGATGTACTATTACAAGATATAGCAGTAAGTGACTCGACTTTATACAACGCATCAACGCCGGTTGGTAATTACGATGTTTTCTGGGGAGATCATACTCTGTCCGATCTCGGTGGTAAAAGACTCAATGTTTCAGAAAAGATCGAATTTTCTTATTCCATAACAGATAATCCAACAGGTATTATCACTGTTTCATCTAAAACTCTAGCGGAGTCTGACTACACCCATAGAATTAAAGTTGAACTTCCTATCTTCAAACAAGATGGAACCTCATTTGATGAGGATGTATATGTCCATATTGGTAATCAAGAAAAGGTAAAGGATACTTATTATTTATTCGTTAACGCAAGGCAGAATCCTCTCAACTCTGCCTCTCCTCTACTATCAGGTATAGCCTAAAATAACCGGGGAGTATATTACTCCTTGGTTTTCATAGTCAAATAATGGCCATCCCTGTATCCCACTACCAGAATTAATTGTGGGTGTGGATAAAGCTCTATGGAACACAAATCCTCCATTTTTATTTGAGGAGGATAAGTTTTGCACCAATGTTCCTATAGTTGTATCAAATCCAACAAGCACCTCTCCACCAGAGCGTAAATAGGCAGTAGAAATAGAGTACTTATTATCACCAGATGGATTTCTAGGTACAAAACTTCCAGTCGCGTAATTAGTAGACCCATTGATTTTATCAATCAAAGGACTGATATATACTTTTCCTCTAGAGCTTAAGAAAGGTTTATCATCTGTACTAAAAGCTCTTTTATACACTCCACCCACATTAAGATAAAGTCCAGGGATATGATATGTAACACCCCCTGCAGTTAACTCCACCTCATCTGGACCTTCGAGAGAATTTAATTCAAAAAACTCTACGTCGCTCCTATCCACTACACCATCAGGATCACGCATAATCATCCTAAAAGTGCTATCAAAGTTTTTACCTTCGAAGATATTAAATTGAGTTCCTAGGGTATTTTTTTCGTCTGTTACTAGTCGTTGCCGTTTGTTATTTTGTAAAAGATACTTAAATGAGTCTCTAATACTTTCTACGTTTTGGGAAGAGGCCCTAATCTGAGATCCTAAATTATCAGCTACACCAAACCCTTCTCTATAGGAGAAGAAGAATGAACTAGAGTCTAAAGAATCTAAATTTAGTAAATTTAATGAAGAAATAGTATCATATCTCCTCATAGTAAGAAGAGGGGATGTCCTTAATTCTATAGCGTATTGCTGATCATAAAAATCACCAAGATAAACCCATTTCAAAGATCTTTCGTCGAATAGGAAAAATCCCTCTTCACTGGCATCTTTTGTAAGATAGAAGTATTTTGTTTGACGTAATGTAGCAAGATATCCTAACGAGGAGGTGCTATAATCAATTTGTTGACCAGCTGAAGGTACGGTATATTTAAATTGTCTATGGAATAATCTATTACCAGAAGTCGGATAGTTTTTACATTTATGTAAACTAGGGGTTTCTTCTTGACCGAATCTATTAGTTCTACATTGAGTTATTAACTCAAGGTCCTCCTCTTCAAAATAACCAGAGCCACCAGAAATAACAGATGGTGGTGAGGTTTTAGAAATAGATCCATTAGCATCAATAGTTACTTCAACAACTGCGTTTTCTGCACCGGATTCTTTACCACGTACATTAACCTGAATAGTTACAGGACCTGGTACTATTTGTCCAGCAGATGAGATAACCTCATATTGCGATCCAGATCCAATAACTTCTAAGTTTACAATCGAACCATTTCTTGATACTATTATAGGAGCACCTTCGGTAAAAGAGGTTCTTCTATCAAAAGTGAATCCTGCATTGGAAATAGTTTCAAAAAATACTCTGTTATTACTAGAGAAAGTTAGTCTGTTTGTGATAAACTTTGTTCTATTAATAACATTACCATTATCATCTGTAAATGGTTCGTTGATTAGACCAAAGATCTCATTAGGTACGTCAATTTCTTCCCCAGTGCTCGCATCTATCTTTGTAATACCAGACCGGATTTCAGAATATAGCGAATTAGAAAATGCAAATAATCTAATATCCTCTTGGATACCTGGAGCGTAAAGTTTTTGTAAAGCGTCCTTGAGGTTTAATTGTACCTCACCAAGATTTTTCTTACTATAAAGTCCGGCCATGGTATACTTATATTTCTAAATAACTTTAATCAGGCGAGATCGGCTAGGGTGTAACCTAATTCGGCCAGAGATGCCTCACGGGTTGTTGGATTGGAATATGTAGTCCCTGTTACTGTAGGCGATGTATCTGGGGATTGATAGGTAAATCCTAGTAGAATTCTCCAGTTTCTATTTCCTTTTAATCTAACTCCTAAACTATTTTCTACGATCTGTTGACGGCCATTTGTCTGTGTCTTATAATAACCATTTAGTGAGGAAATAAATGCCCCTGGTACTGTTATATCTTTAGATCCGGTTACAACTTTGGTAGTGGTTGTTGTACCACTAGCATCAGTTGTAGTAACTTCAGAATAGATCTTAACTCTTTCTGTTCTTGTTAGAGAGATTGTTTGGTTAGATGCGCTTTGAATCGTTGTAGGAAATAGTTCTTCTTGGGAGTAGTTGATGTAAGTGTCAGATGCTGATAACTTAGTGTTATTAAGTCTGATTTCTACATTAGTAAAGACTCTCTGGGCCTCTATATTTAGAAGTTCATTGAGCATATTTCTAACTACACCAGTGGCAAAATTATTATATGAAAGATCGATGGTTATCTTTCTATTACCACCTGAGAAGATTCTATTGAATCCTGCAGTATAACCTGTAATGCAATTATTAGATAGATCTAAGGCTAAATAATTATCATCTACAATTTTATCAAATCCAGATCTGATATTAATAGAACCACTTAATCGGCATCCATTAAGTCTTAGGCGAAGAAGATTTGTGAATCCATTCTGGAACCATGTATTGATTGATTGGGTATTACGTTTAAAGAAATAAGTTCCAGAAGAACTACCAGGAATATCTCTATCCAGATAAATAGTATTAGATTCAACACTAACCACCCTAGCAAGTTCTGCTCCTGTGGTAGAAGAGTGGATAGAATCATTAACAAGTACCTTACGATCAAAATCAGTGGCACCGGTCATAAAATAAATAACGTCATCAGAATTAATTTGACGACCAGGAGTTATTCCAGAAACGGAAGAGTAGATATCTGTATCGAATATATAGGAGCCGGGGGATTTATTTGTACCAGTCCAGCTGGATGGATAGGTAGAGGTAAGGGAGTTACCGAGATGAATATACTCAACACGTGTAGCATCAACACCACCTATGCCCTCTAGGGAGGGTAATTTACATCCGCCTCTTGCGATATTTTGATTCCAAGCATCTAAAGAGATTAGGTCTCTGGCGATATATCTATTCGATGGTGTAATATCTAATGTACTAAGATCTGAGAATCGGCATCCTTCGGCAATATCAATAGAGATATTTTTTGTTTGTGTTTCTGGATTCTTTCTTGTAGGGAAGATAGGGAATTTACCCCATAACCCGGGGGATCTTCTCAGGTCAAGTCTATTCAACTCATAAAGGTATTTAAAGTCATTGGCCCTAAATCTTCCCACCCTTGACGTGTCATTTATAGCAAATGTAGTTAATCTATGGGGAGAAGATGGGCGATCAGGAGCAAAGTTACTTGGCAGGATATATGGGTATCCGTTCTCGCTAACAGTGCTTATTGTCTCAGTACCACCAAACTGAACATAGGTAATTGCTGCAGTATGCTGAGTTGGATCTGTTCCTAATGAAGGAATTGGTCCTGTGGAAGATGTTCCATATACAGAAAGACCGGTGATATTTGGTGCCTTAATTGGATCAGCAACTGTACCTACTGCTGGAGTAAATACGATACCACCCGAGTATTCTGTACCAAGTCCTTGGAGATTCTGCCATACATATCCAGTAGGCTGGAGACCTATGGATACATAACTCCATGAAATATTGATTGACTTTGTTTGAGTAAACCATGTTGCCCACTCGCTAAAATTAGAAGTGGCGATACTACCAGAGATGTTTTGTCGACCATAGTCATATTCCCCAGCCACATCTATAGCATCTATTTTATATTTTGAAATATGAGTTGGTCCATTGATGGTATTATCGCCAATAGTGATTGATGTGCCAATATCTGTTATATTTCCACTTACCCCGCTAGTATGGATATTATAGCTACTGAATACATTGCCATTATTATTGATCTTAGGTGGTGTACCTGAGATAGGCCAAATTCCTCTACCTACGTATCCTCTCCATAGGAGTTCAGTTAGGCCGGGGAATACATCGTCTAAACGTGGATTAACTCCCAAAAACCTATCTCCTAGGTTTAGGACTCTCATTGCGCCAAATTCTCTAAAATCTGTATTAGCCGTTCTTGCTACTACACTAGGATCGTTTCTATTTGTTAATGTGGGTACTTGAGACTTTATATATTTCTCAAATATGGTATCATTCCAACCATTCCCTTCTTCGTTTATAATCGCTCCTTTTTTAGGAATACTTAAATAACTTGTAACAGTATAGAGCGGTGTGGAGGACGTGGGGGATTCTGTAGCGTTTCTATAATCAAAATATTTTAAAATACCAGTTCTATACGTATCGCCATCTGAGGCGAGATCTAATACCTGAAGTTTTGTATTTAGAGTTTTTAGCCAAATAGGCAGGATTTTAATAGAGGTGCCAGAAAGCCTCAATGAAGTAAGATTGTTGAATCCTACTAATCCGATATCCTTACCATCCACAAACTCTGAAACGTTTATCCCACTAATATCTATGGAACGAATTTTTTCAGGGTTTATATATAGATATAGATACAGATCATAGGAATTCTGGTATCCAGTAGTGGTGATATCTATATCCAGGGTGAAGGAGTTTGAAGCGATAAGTTGTGATTTTGGAGGTAATGGGAGGAATTGTGGTTTTTCACCAAGGGTTCTTGATTGAAGTGGTTGAACCTGATATCCAAAGAAAAACACTCCAGTCTCAGTAAAAGTAAACGTAATTTTTCCCGATGCCATACGACATGGGATCCTCAATGGTGAGTTCTTTGTAGCAAGAAGTTTTAATGGCTGTGATGTTCCAGTATCTCCATTATCCACATGACATAAAATCTCATGGGAGGGGTTTTCTTTTACTGGAGCACGTGGGATAAATGTAGATTTATTAACTACTATTCTATTAAGATGAGATCTACGACGTACTCTTATCAGAGAAGGATAGGATGCGGATTTAAAGTAACCAGTATTTGCTTCATTCTCACCAAATTTCTCAGAGTTAAATAGACTGGCTCTTGATGTAGAAACAGAGGTTAGTCTATTTTCTCCACCTGAGTAAAGACTTGTTTCTCCTAAGACTTTAGTGCGATATTGGACACCTTGGCATTGAATAGAACCATTATAAACAATTATATTTGGTACTTTGACTAGATCTCCTCGTAAGGAGGGATTAGCATCAATACCAATTTGCTTTGATGAACTTACGTATCTCTCTTGAACATACAAGATATCATTAATTCTTTCGAATGTTTCATCTTGTAAGTCAAGTGTAGATAGCAATAGTGAAGAAAGTCCACTTACTGCTCTAAGATCTTCTCTAGAGATAGTCTTGGAGAGGTTGTAGATAATATCTAAAACTTCCGGCGCAAGACGAATATTCCTTAGAGCGGTTGGCTGGTCCGATGTATAAATTTCAGCGAGGTTCTGAACCCCGTCCGCAATTAAACCAATATCTGGACGGGTTAATTGTCCGAATCCTAAAAATTCTGCCATGAGTGGTTCTCTATTGCTCGTCGTAGTTAAGTGTCATGTAGATTTCTTTTGCAGATCCTTCTGGATTGTGGTTATTCAAACTACGTGCTATGAATATAGTTGCCAAATTGGCATCGTCTGAATTAACAACAGATTCAGCATCTACATTAAAAATATCCTCTAATGAAATTTCAACTGATTGGTTTTTTGAAACATAAAAAGTTCCAAGAGGTAATCCTGAGGACTTAGATGTTAACCATCTAATCGGATAATCAGTCGGAGTCAGAATACCAGCAGCGTTCGTACCACCAGCGGATAAGAAACTTCCACATTTGCGAGGGTTAGTATGGATCGATTTATATGTATCTAAAGACGTAGTTGTAATATCAATAGTAGGTGCCGTTGATTTACCAAACTCATCAAACTGAGTGTAGGTATTAATTAATTTAATAGCCCCATCAGTCTTAGTATTTGGAGCAGGGAAACTTTCCCCATGAGATTCCGATCCGCCATCCTTGATATTAACAGTAGAGCGATGTGGGGTAAATGGATCAAGAACAATACCATTTGGAGTTTTTTGTCCTATCCACATTCCTCCCATAGTCGCTCCTTGTCTAGCTTGCATAAATACCCTGATATATGGGATATTACCAGGTGCAATTTTTGATGCGAGAATAGAACGTACCTTGGATTGCTTGTCTATGGTAGCTATATAAATAATATTATAGGAGGCTTCGGCGTCTCCTTCTACTAGAGGAGATGGTAAAGAAGTTCCCAAAGGTAATAAATAA